CGGACAAATTTATACAGTTTATCAAGATTGCACAAGAAATTGATGTACAACAAATCATAGGTACAAATATGTATAAGGGTTTGACTGCTGCAATTATAGCTGGCATTGATTTACCAGCAAATGCAAGATGGAAAACTATTTTAGATGATTTTCTTGTGAGTATGTTAATCTGGTATGCACAATCTAACTACATACCTTTTGCAGCTTACCAAATTAAAAACGGTGGAGTATTTAAGCATACATCTGAAAATGCACAAACGGTAGATAAAAATGAAGTTGATTTTTTAGTTGAGAAAGCAAGAACCAATGCAGAATGGTACTCAAGAAGATTTATAGACTTTATGAGTTTTAACCAAACTACATATCCAGAGTACACTAACAACGTAAACGATGATATTTACCCAAGTTATGAAGCAACATTTAATGGGTGGGTACTTTAGTAAGAATTTATGAGTTACAAACCAAAAGCAAAAAATATTAAAAAGCTAAAAACTTTTTTAAAGAAAAAAAATAAAGAAAATGATAGGAAGCGATATATACAATAAATCTTTTTGGGGAAAAGGTGCTTGTAATGACATTGGTTGGGGTATTATTTATAAACCTTTTTCTGGTTGTGAAACTGAAAGTTTTTTATTAGATGACTATCCAAATGAGGCAGGTCATTCTTATTCATTAAGAAAATTAAGCTCTACCACTACAAAAGTTATAAGAGTTAGGCGAAGCAGCGATAATACCGAGCAAGATTTTACAGCTACAGAAATAACAGACGGAACTTTAACATCTTTTTGTGGTAGTGGTATTGGGAAAGATGGTTTTGTTGTAAAATGGTACGACCAAAGCAATAGCAGTGATGTAAAAAATGCTACAGCTTTAGAGCAGCCTAAAATAGTTTCTAACGGGGGTGTATTACTTGAAAATGGCAAGCCTTGTGTAGAATTTGACGGCTCAAATGATAGCTTAAATATTTTAATTGCTACTTTATCTTTACAATATTATTTATTTGCAGTTAATACTTGGGTATCTGCGCCAGAGGAGGGAGACGGATATATGTATGGTCTATCTGCCCCATTCCCTGCGCCATTTACTGGAGGAAATTCTTTAAGGTGGAACGGGCTAGAAGGTAAATTACACGGCTCTGGATCAGATTTATCATTTATACAACCTTCGCCATTTCCACAGAGTTTATTCTACGCAAGACAAGTTGCTGCTGGTTTGCCTGGATCTGGCTCACAACTAAAAATAAATACAACCCAACACCCAATTATTGGCGGAAGTAACTTAGGAACGACTAGTATTAATAAAATAAGTTTAGGAGAGAAAGGCTCTGGCGGTCAAAACGGAAATATAAGGCTACAAGAGTTTATATTGTACTTTGCCGACCAAGCCTCAAATCAAACCGCTATTTTAGATAATATTAATAATCATTACTCAATATACTAATGGAAGTAAAAATAAGAGGCTATAAATACGAAGAAAAAGAGGCTGCTACTTTAAAAAGAGGGCTATTAGTAACTGAAAAAGAACTCCCTAGAAAAGAGAAAGATGTTACTTTATATTGGCAAAATTACGAAGAGGCTTCTCTTAACAAGCCAGTGTTTTGGTATATTGAGTTTGATCCTTCATTTCCTAAATCATTTGGTAAACCAGAAACATTTAATGTAACATTTCCAGATGCGCCAAAAGATGAGGGCGAGGAAGTACCAAAGAAAAAATAATTAGTATATTTGATATTAAAACAATACAATGGGGAAATTATCAAAAAGTGAATTAAAAACATTTAAAGACCAAGAACAACAAAAACAAGCAATACTACACGATTTAGGTTTATTAACTACGCAGTCACATACACTATCACATATGTTTGCAGAACTTGCTATGAAGCAAGAACAAAGTAAAAAGGATCTTGAAAAGAAATATGGTAACATAGAAGTAAACCTACAAGATGGAACTTTTAAATTAATCACAGATGAAAAGAATAAGTAAACACATATCCTACAAAGAAGCAACTGGTTCTAATTATGCTAAACAATACGGTATAAAAAACAAACCAAATGAAGAACAAGTTGAGAATATGAAGCTACTTGCTAAAGAAGTGTTTGAGCCATTAAGAGAGTGGGTTGGGTGTCCAATAAGAGTTAATAGTATGTTTAGGTCTTTAGAATTAAACACTGCCTTAAAAGGATCCCAAACGTCTTCACATATGAAAGGTGAAGCAATGGACATTACAAGTATGATTTGTGATAAAGAAGATTGCAAAACTAACCTTGAGATGTTTTACTGGATAAAAGACAATTTAGAATTTGACCAGCTTATATGGGAATTTGGTGCAGAACCAAAATGGTTGCACGTTTCTTATAACAAAGACAAAAACAGAAAGCAAGTTTTAGTAACCAAAAGACAAGGTGTGTATTACACTTATTAATATGCCTATACCTAAAAAGAAAGCAAACGAAAAGCAAAGTGATTATATGATGAGGTGTGTACCACAACTAATGGAGTACCACGATAAATCGCAAGCAATAGCAATTTGTTATCATAATTTTCAAGGTTATGAGATAGAACTTGAAACTTATAATGACTATCCAGATAGTGCATCTAACAATGCAAAGAAAGCTATTAAGTACAAAGAAAAAAATGGCTCAAATTGTGGCACAAGAATAGGTTGGACACGTGCTGGTCAATTAGCAAGAAAAGAAAACATATCAAGAGATACGATTGCAAGAATGGCTAGTTTTAAAAGACATCAACAACATAAAGATGTACCTTACAAAGATGGGTGTGGTGGGCTTATGTGGGATGCTTGGGGTGGCACTTCTGGTGTTGAGTGGGCAATAAACAAATTAAAACAAATAGATAAGAAATGATAACAGATTATAAAACATTGCTTATAAATTTAGGAACATTTTTATTTTCAATGACAAACGTAGATGTAGTATTAAAGGTTATTTTACTTACCGTAACAATCGGATATACCCTAAATAAATGGTGGTTGTTAAATAAGAATAATGGAAAAAAGAAAAAGCAAAAAAAAGTTTAAAGATACTAGAGTAGGTAAATTTCTATCTAAAGTAGCACCAAAAATATTAAGTGGTGTTAGCGATGTTGTACCCGATGCTGGTATTTTAAAGCTAGTAGGTGGTCTTATAAGCAAAGACGAAGCTATTACACCTAAAGACAAAGAAGAAGCCTTAAAGCTGCTTGAAATGGATATTGTAGAAATGCAAGAAATCTCAAAAAGGTGGTCAAGTGATATGTCAAGTGATAGTTGGCTATCAAAAAATGTAAGACCAATGATGTTGATCTTTCTTACAATATCAACCTGGCTATTAATTCTTATGGATAGCCTAGCAATAGATTTTGGTGTTGCTACTGAATGGATTGATTTACTTAAATCTTTACTTATAACTGTTTTTGTAAGCTACTATGGATCAAGAGGAATTGAAAAATACAAATACATTTCGAAGAAATAGAATACTATTCCAAAATCATTATTCTTATATTTTATTTAGTAATATTTTTAGATTTATATTTAGATATATATTTCTAATTATTTATTTTATATATTTGAAGTAATAAAAAAGTGTAAAGTTATTACTTATATTTTAAAAACACAAATAAAAAAAACAGATAATGCCATCTAAACTATCAAGAAGCAAAATAGTAAAGAAACTAGATGCTATATTTAGCCAGTACATAAGGTTAAAAGATGCAGACCATAACGGTGATGTATCTTGCTTTACTTGTGGTAAGGTTTCACATTATAAGGTAGGGATGCAATGTGGACATTTTCAATCTAGAAAACATTATGCAACCAGATGGCTAGAACTGAATGTAGCTGTGCAGTGTGTAGGTTGTAATATGTTTAAAGCTGGTGAGCAATATATTTTTAGTAAAAAGTTAGATGAAAAGTATGGTTCTGGTACTGCTGAAGATTTATACATAAAAGCAAAACAAACTGTTAAGTATTCAAATGATGAATTACTAGACAAGATTAAACACTTTAAAGAGTTGGTAGATAGTTTTTAATTAGTTACATTTGATTATTCTGTTTTGTTAAGGAAAAGGGGTTTGGCATTTTGTCAAGCCTTTTTTTTGTTTTATTAACTTTTTTGTGTATATTTGCTTATTATTAATCAATACTTAACAGAATGAGAACACAAAAACACGATTTAAAAGCCAAGATTAAAAAATTTGAAAAAGAGTTGTACGATGCAATCTTAAAAGAAGATGCAACACTACAAATTAGAATTAAAGCAAATTTAGATGTATTAAAATCAACCTTAATAAACATACAATAATGGCTACAAACTATTCACAAGAAACTGCTCAGAGTATTATTGAGCAATACAAATTTAGAGTTGAAGCACTATCAAAAAAGATAGAATTTTTACAAGCACAATTAGAAGTATCAAAACAAATTTTTAAAGACAGAATAAATGGATAGAGAAAAATTATTAGACTTGTACAAAAAGTACGATTTAGAAAAAACAGATGTATATAAACATCAACACTATGTTATTATTACCAGACAAGGTATTGAAAAGATAGCAGCAAAAGAAAACATAACAATCAATTACGAGGTTGTGAAGTGTGAACCTAGCTTTGCGGTTGTAAAAGCATACGCAAAAAAAGAGGGTGTAGAAATACAAACCTTTGGTAGTGCATTAAAAGGTGCAAGTTATAAAGACGGGAATTGCAACTCATTTTATGTAATGGAAATGGCAGAAAAACGTGCATTGTCAAGATCAGTACTAAAGCTAACTGGGTTTTATCAACTGGGTGTTTACTCTGAAGATGAAAGCGATGACTTTAAAAGAAAATAGATATGATTAGCAACGAGATATTTGAACACTATCGAATAAAACAAAGAGAAGTTAATAAGGCTAAAAACCTTTTAAGACTTAATGGCTATTATGTTAGAAAAAAAATAAAAATTTTAGAAAATGAGAAAAATTAAAAAACCATTAAACGATAAAATAAAATTTATACCTTGTAATGAAAATAAATTGATAAATTCATACACAAGAACTGATAAAAAATCAAGACGGTTTGAAAAACTAAATAAATAAAACACGAGGTGTTGCGTGTATAGACAACACCAAAATTTAATTTATATTTTATGAGTGCAATAATCAACGGAAGTATTAGGGTAGATAGACTACCTAAAGAAAAATTCGTAAAAGGCAAAGATGGTGCGGTTTACTATAACTTTACGATCGCAGTACAAGATGAAACCAGATATGGTAACAACGTAGCTTTTATGGATAGCCAAACCAAAGAAGAACGTGAAGCAAAGGTTGCTAAAAACTATCTTGGTAATGGTAAGGTGGTTTGGATGAGTGACAAAGGAGTTACAGTTGCTGAAAGAGAAGATCAGCCACAAGTTGAAGAACCAGCTGGGGATGGCTTACCATTTTAATTAGCCTTTTAAAGGGTGTGAGTTTTTAACTTGCACCTTTTTTTTATATATTTAACGAATGACAGAAAAAGAAACAGAACAAAATATGTTGATGGAATTTATTGCAGATACTTGCAAGATAGACATTGATAAAAAAATAGATTACCCGCCAGTATGTTTAAGCTATGGTGAAAAGGTTTTACAATCAGATAAAGGTGATAGCATCATACCAATAGCTTTAGGAACTTATGGCAATTTAAGTGTGATAACTGCACCGCCAAAAACAAGAAAGAGTTTTTTTTGTAGCTTACTTGCAAGTGCATATTTAAGTGGATCAAACATTTATGGTGGACAAATAAAAGGACATAGAGGTAATGGTGATTTAATTTACATAGATACAGAGCAGTCAAATTTTCACGCATCTAGAGTATTTCGTAGACCATTAGATATGGATAGCAACATACCTAAAGACAAATACCATACGTTTGCATTGCGTACAATAGGATATAAGGAACGTTTAGAATTTTTAGAACACTATTTAAAGGAACACATAAAAGAACCATCTTTAGTTATCCTCGATGGTGTGGCTGATATGTGCAATGATGTAAATTCTATTGAACAAAGCAATAATTTAGTAAGTGCATTAATGAGATTAAGCCAACAACAAAACGTACATATAATAAATGTAATACATCAAAACTTTGGTAGTGCTAAACTTGGAACTGGTCATTTAGGTAGTGCATTAGAAAAGAAAGCAGAAACAGTAATAAGTTTGGAAGCAAATACAGTAAACAAGGATTGGACAACAGTTAAGTGTGGTAGAAGTAGAGGGTATTGCTTTGATACCTTTAGCTTTGAAGTAAATGAGAAAGGTTTGCCAATAATAGTTGGCGATTTATACGATCCCTTAAAATGAGTTATAACCCTAAAGATAAAAACATAATAAAACTTAAAGATTATTTAATAAATAATAGGGTACAATTAAAGATACCTTTTGATAGTTTTACAAACGAAACAAAAGATTTGCTTTGGTGGGAAATAACAAAAGAAGAAAGAAAACAATTTAGCAAAAACTATCCAGATCTTGCAAAAGAGTATAAAAAAGCTGAGGTTGCAATATACGTTTACGAGAAGAAACAAAAAAACCCTCTTATAAAATTTAGCAATAATATTAGATTTCATATTCATAGATACCTTAAAGGTAAAAAAAACAAAAAAAGTGAAGATATATTAGGTATTAAATTTAAGGAATTTCAAAAAATAATTGGAGTTAAAAAAAAAGGTGTTCATTTAGACCACATTATACCATTAAGCTGGGCAACAACGGAAGAAGAAATATATTGTTTAAATCATTACTCAAATTTTCAATTATTAGAAGCTTTTGAAAACAGAAGTAAAAGCAACAGATATTGTTATAAGTCTAATGTAAATAAGGTTGTGCAAAAACACAATAACATATTATTATTAGAAAAAATATTAAAAAGAAATAATGATAAAATTTTAAAAAAAAATAATGCTTGAAAAACAAATGATTTTGTTAGCTAAAAAGCACAAAGACTGGATAAGAATAGTTAAGTCTTTTGGTTGCAATTATTCTATTTCGGAAGATATAGTGCAAGAGATGTATATTAAAATACATAATAGGCTAGAAGATGGTTTGAACATAATGTACAATGAAAATGAAATAAATTATTATTATGTATATAGAACTTTACAAACATTATTTTACGATCTTAAAAGAAAAGAAAAGAATATAACATTACTTAATATAGATGATGTGAATATTGAAACTACTATATCAGATGTTGATTACAAAAAACAATACGATATAATAGAACAAGAACTATCTAAAATGTTCTGGTATGATCGAAAGGTTTTTGAAATTATTAATGATGGCGAAAGCATAGCAGAGTTTTCTCGAAAAAGCCACATTCATTACTATTCACTTTACAACACTTACAACAAGGTTAAAGAAAGATTAAAAAAACTATTATGAAACTAGGAAACATTATTTATTACATCACTAAATATACTGGTATTAAATACCTGGTCAATAAATACCACAAATTAAGAGGTACTAAATGCAACTGTAACAACAGAAGAAAAAAGTTAAACCAAATAAAAATAGATAGATGGTAAAATTTAGCAAAGAAGATTTTAAAAGCTGGAGTGATTTTCGTTCTGAACCAAAAAGCACATTACAACCTAATGAATTTGAGTTGATATGTAATTTACATTCAATTTACTATAATCATAAATACCATAAACCTTGCACTTGCAACCCAAAAAAAATAAAACTTTGGATAAAAGAACTTAATGTAATTTGGAACAATGGGGTTGAAAAAAATTAATGATTTAGAAAAGGCAGTTGTGTTTATTTTAAATATTGATGGCTGGAATTTAGAATGGTGTGGTGAGGGTTACTCAAGGTATGATGCAAAAGGTATTACACCAAAAGGTAAGAAATGTGTTATAGAGATGAAATTTCGCAATAAGTACTATGAAGAAAAAATGCTTGAAAAAGACAAGTACGATGCACTTATGGCACTTGACAAAGACATAGTAAAGATATACTTTGTGAACGATCCTAAAGGTAACTTTATGTATTGGCTTAACACTTTAGAGATGCCAAAGACAGTAAAGAAGTATTGTCCAGATACTACAATTTGGACAAAGAAAAGAATACTAAAAGATGTTTATTTGCTGAAAGAAAACCAAGCAGTAAGAATAAATATTAATCTGTCTTAAAAAAGTTATAAAGTTTTTTGATGATAACTAAAAAGGTTGTATATTTGCCTTATAATTAATTAACAAAAACAAAACAGATGAGAACATTACCAAAGTACAAGCAGAATTTAAGAATACAAGGAAACGATGTGTGGAGTTATTCCACAATAGTTGCAAAAATAGATGGCTGTGATTTGAAGCAGCTAGGCTATTGGAGTATGACTACCCAAAAGCACATAAACTATGTAGCTAAATATATGAATTTAAACCTTATTAAAAATGAGGGTTAATGAAGCAGCTTGGGAAAAGTTAAAAAAGCAAATAGAGTTTCACTTACAACAAGATAGTGAAATAACTGATGTGCTTATAAACTACCAAGTAAAACCAGGTAAAAAGAATTATTTAAAACTAAACATTACAATAGACAAATGGGACAAGATAACAGAATAGAAAAGTTAGAAACAAGAATTAAAATACTTGAAACGCAATTAGAAGAAGCACAACTGCATACATATATAGGCGAAACAGATACATTGCATTGTTCTGATGGCGAATTATATATTGGTTACGGCAAAAAGACGCTTGTAATGGAGATAGACCAGCTTTTTAGAGACTTGCCATCTATTATTAGTATGGTGTGCAAAGAACAAAAGAAGATACAACAGATGCACCTAGAAATGATTAAAATAGCACAAGCAGAATTATGATTTTATTAGTTGATGCAGATAGTTTAGTATTTGCGAGTTGTTATCGTAAAAGAGAAACACCAGATGACGAAAAGTACTACACAGATATAGCTGATGCGAGAAATAAGTTTGACCAGCAGTATATGAAAATTGTGAACGACTTGGAAGAAAAGTATACAATAGATAAAGTATTATGCTTTAATGGTTCAAAGGGTAACTTTAGAAAACTAATTACAAAGAAGTACAAAGCCAATAGAAAGAAACAAGAACTGCCACCTTTATTAGATGATATGCACCAGTTTGTAAAAGAACAATACGATAGCATTTGGGGTTACGGTGTAGAAACAGATGATATGGTTGCTAGGTACTGGAAGCAAATTAGTGATGATATAGGCAGAGATGAGGTTATGATCGTATCGATAGACAAAGACTACAAACAATTTCCTTGCTTGATGTACAACTATCACTACAAGCACCAGGTTGTGTTAGACATAACAGAAGAAGAAGCTATGTATAATTTATATGAGCAAATGATAGTAGGTGATACCATAGACAATGTAAACTACTTTAAAGGTAAGGGTAAGAAGTTTGCAGAAAAGCATTTTAAAGACTGCACAACTAAATACCAATACACCAGAAAGCTATTTGAATTATTTAAACAAGAATACAAAGGTAAAGCAAGACAAAAATATGCAGAGTGCTATCACCTTTTAAAATTAAGAACAGAATAAATATTAACTTAAAAACAAAACAAAATATTATGAAAATAAAAGACATTGATGATTTAATAAAAATAGTTGAAGTAATAAGTCAAATTAACATACCTAATTATATTATTAGTATAAATAGTGATGAAATTATAAAAACACTTGAAGAGGTTAAATTAATTTTACCCGATGTTGTGAGTAGTTTTAATTTTGAAATAAAAGACAGAGATATTGCAACAATAGAAGCCCTGCACGATACATTATTAGACGAAAAAGTACTTGGGTTAAACTCAAGAAGTATGAAAGAAAGCAGAGCATTAACACAAAGAATGTATAAAGCACTTAGTGAATATTAATATTACTTACAACGCATTGGGTATGATTTCGTTGCGTATAATAAACTAAAACTTAATAAAATGAGAGAAAAATTAATTACAGATATTACTAAATTAGCAATTAGAAATAATGAAGATAAAAATTGCAATGGTAGAGATGATTTTTCAGAATTTATAGATAGAATTTATAAAAGGATATAACAATGAGAGATAAAATAGTAGAAGATTTAAAAAGAGAGTTTGACATAAGAAGTTGTGTAGGGGTAGACAAATACAAAACAACACTACAAGACAATAAACACGATGACTTTTTGCAACACTTAAAAGAAGAATTAATGGATGCAGCTTTATACATCCAAAAACTACAAAGTAAATGAATTACAACACAATACTATTAGAAACACCAGAACAAGTAAGTGATTTACTTATTAAATTATCTGGGTTAGATATATACAAACAAACAAGAAAAAACGAATACGTAGAACATCGTGCTTTGCTATGTTATATATTAAGAAACAAACTAAATATGAGATGGGTAAGTATATCAGACTTTATAAAATCAAAGGGTAAATCATATGATCACGCAACAGCAATATACGCAAACAAAATGTACCCTATATACAAGCAGTCAAGATTTGATTACTATAATAAACTAGAAAGCCAATTTATAGTAAGGTCACAGTTAGAATATAGCCGACTGTCAAGATTAGAGATTATAGAAAAAAAACACAAAGCACTAGAAAAAGATTATTTAAAAGCAATAGAAAAACTAAACAAATTTAATGGTGGTTATACTAAAAACGAAAAACAATACAGAAGCCTGGAAGAAGAACAAAAAACAATGTATGATGAAAGAGCAGCTTTAGTATTAAAGTCTTTTGAATGGAAACAAAACAATAGTGAATACGAAATAATAAACTGTGCAACGTGAATATATTAGAACAAATAATAGAAAATTTTTATGAAGAAGAATTTTTAAAAGCTAATGGGTTTGATGATGCAGTAATTGGTTTAGAAGAAAATGAAATGAGGTTAATATATTCTGTATCTAAATGCATTGAAATATTAAAGATAGATATGTCAAATGATGATGCTTTAGAGCATTTTAATTACAATGTAAGCGGTGCTTATGTTGGCAAAAAAACTCCTATTTGGTGTTGGGATATATTTTAAAATTATGATTAAAAAAGAATGGCTATTTATGCAAACACCAAAAGAAAAAGCATACAACATATATAAGAAGTTTTACAACGTAGATGGTCAAGGTTTCAATGATACAATAAGTAGTGGTATAGCAAGACAATGTGCAAAGGTGCATATAAACCTAATACTAGAAAACGAAATAATAAAACCATCTAACAACATAGAATACTATCACGAGGTACTAAACGAAATAGAAAAGCTATGAGCAAGAAACTAATACAAAAGCTACAACAACTATTAGACAAATTACCAAAGGGTAAAGAAAGAAAAGCAATAAGAGAAAGACTGTTAAACTTAAAGCTAAATAAATAGGTAAATTAAATACGTTATACAAATATGGAAAAAGTAAAAATTAGTAAAGTAATACCAAACGAAAACAATCCAAGATTTATAAAAGATTATAAATTCAAGAAGCTTGTAAGATCTATCAAGGAGTTCCCAGAGATGTTAAAATTAAGACCTATTGTAGTAAACAAGGATATGGTAGTACTTGGTGGTAATATGAGATTAAAGGCTTGTGCGGAAGCTGGTCTTAAAGAAGTATATATATTAAAGGCAGACAACCTAACTGAGAAACAACAAAAGGAGTTTATTGTAAAAGACAATGTAGGCTTTGGAGAATGGGATTGGGATACACTTGCCAATGAATGGGATACAGACCAATTAAAAGAATGGGGTATGGATATACCTAAATGGGAAGACAAAGATGGTTTTGATGGTAAAATAGATGAAACTGGTGATTATGATTTCCCAGAAGATGATTTAGAAACAAGCCACGTTAAAATGGTGCAGTTGTTTTTAAATACAAAAACAGAACCGCTATTTAAAAAATGGGAATTACAATTAAGAGAAATATATAAAACCGACAATCTAACTGATACTATTTTTAAAGTTTTAGAAGATAGTCATAAATTAAATTATGGAAGTAAAAATAATTAAAGCAAAACCAGCAATAAAAGATGAGGATGTAAGCAAGCTTAGTGGAGAATTACTAAGTGAAAGCGATTACAACACGTTAATAACTTACGATGCAGATGTGTATTGTGAAGAAACTGGTGTTTGTATAGCTAAGTTTAGAAAAAAAGTTATACCATCTAACATTGCAAAGGATGCTTATAAAAATTTAAAAAATGCTTCTAGTTCAACATCAAATAGAGCTACTGGATCGGGTGAAGAAGCAAGAAAAAGAATTCTAAAGGATGGAACTAAAAGCAACACAAATATTGTCGCTCCAGTTAACAGTGGTATTATAGGATATTTTGATAGATCACCAAGATACCCATATTGTAGACAAACTGCATTTAATGAAAAGGAGTTTTCTAAATTTAAGAAAGCATACCCAATAATTAAATTTGTAGACAACTACTACGCAAAGCTAATGCCTAAAAAGTATAAGCTACAAAGAGATCTTGCAAATAGTACTTCTAATGACTTTGTAATAAAGAATACAGCATTCACAACAGTAACAGTAAATAAAAACTGGCAAACTGCTGTACATACTGATAATGGTGATTTTGAGAAAGGGTTTGGTAACTTAGTTGTATTAAGACAAGGTAGGTATGTTGGCGGTTACTTTGTTGTTCCTAAATGGGGTGTAGCTTTTGATGTTCAGAATTGCGATCTTTTATTAGTTGATGTTCACCAGTATCACGGCAACACACCAATAACAAAAATAGATGATGATGCAACAAGAATAAGCTTGGTTATGTATTACAGAAAGAATATGATAAATTGCGGTACCGCTTATGAAGAAATTGAATTTGCTAAGAATAGGGAACAAGGCACTAAACTTAATTAATATGTGTGGAATTATTGGTTTCAGTTGCAAAGCACCAAATGAAGAAAACATATCAATACTAAATCAATTAATATTTCAAAGTAAGATTAGAGGTTTACATAGTTTTGGCTATAGTTATTTAAATGATACATTGCAGACAGAAAAGTACCACGATATTAATTCTGTTAAACCGCCAATGTCAAATAAAATAATATACCATAACAGATATTCAACAAGTGGTGATTATAAAAATCACGCAAACAACCAGCCTATACATAATAAAGAAATGTCTTTAGTTTTTAATGGTGTTTTGGATATGGGAACAAAACAAGAAATTGAAAGCAAATACAATATAAAAATGCAGAATGATAATGATGGTGAAATAATATTAAATACTTGCGGTACAAATATAGATTTAATACAAAAATTTGTAATAGAAACACCTGGATCTTTCGCTGGTATGATCTTAACTAACTCTAATAAGCTTTTAGCTATAAGAAACACTAAAAGACCTTTATGGCAATTAAACCACTTAAATTGCGTTTATTTAGCTTCAACTAAAGATATATTTAAAAGAGTTAATAAAGCTTTTGAACCAACACAATTAAAAGAAAACACTATATATGAATATTAGATTGGCTAACGCAACTGATAAAGACTTTATAAAGAAACTACACAAACAAAGTTCTAAACACATAGGTAACTTTAATTTGTTTTGGACTTGGGATAAATATATATCTGGTGAAGCTAAACATAAATTCTATGTAATAAATGATATGGGTTTTATGAGAATAGGATATTCTAAAAAATATAATTCATATGTGCTTTATGAAATAGCGGTTGATATTGATTGTAAACAAAAAGGTGTAGGGAAAAAATTATACGATAAAATACCTAAACCATTAATGCTGAAATGTAATAAAGATAATGATGCTGGTAATAAGTTTTACAGTAAAATGGGTATGACTAAAGCAGGTACAACAAAAACATCTAAAGGAGTAGAACAAAATATATGGACGGCTTCATAGAATATCATATTAAATCTTCAGAAGCAAAAGACATAGATCCAAGCAATGATTGTTTAAGATATGTTGCAGATAGATTTGAATTAAATATAGAGCAGAGATATTGGCTTGCTTTTCTTTTTGGAACTTGTTATTCATCTACAAATGTTTATTATATTTATAATGAGTTCCCAGATTATGAGAATGTAGATGTAAATAGACTACAAAGATGGTGGGATAGCAATAGAAACAAAACACTTTTTCAAACAGATAGGCTAAGAGTTAAAACACAAAATAAATTTGTAGAAACATTTGTAAGCTATTCTAAACTATTAAATGGGAGATCACAAAGTGATTTTTTTCAATCATTGAAGCAGCCTACAAAACAAATGACATACGACAATTGTTACAAAGACCTTTCAGAAATAAGAAACTTTGGTAGATTTACTATGTTTATTTATCTTGAAATGGTTAACGTGCTAACTGGTTATGAATTAGAACCAACACACCTGGATCTTAAAAATGCTGAAAGTTGTAGAAATGGATTGGTGTATCATTTAGGTAATTATGAATTAGACACACATAAAACTAAAACAAAATTAGAACCAAAACACATTAACTATCTACAATACAAATTCAAAGAATTACACCAGGAAATAAAATTATTAAATATAGATCACAAAAACATCTGGAACATTGAAACAACACTATGTGCCTACAAAAAATATAATAAAGGCAAAAGATATATTGGATACTACATAGAAAGGCAAAGACAAGAAATACAAAAGATGGAAGCAAATGTGAAAGATGGGGTAGATTGGAGTGTACTCTGGGACTTTAGAAATGAAACATACGATAGAAAATGGCTAAAAGAATAATAGCAATAGGTGGTGAACCAGCAAGTGGTAAATCAACCTTAATGAAATATATACTAAAACAATACAAGCCATTAAAAACTTTTAAATATGGACTTGTAAGAGGTTTGTACAATAAAGAAAATAATTTATATTTTTTAGGTATTTACGATAACTCTGTATTCTGCGGAACTGATAAATTAAGTATGGCAGTACAACCTCATTTCTTAAAGCTAATAAAAGAACTTCCACAAGCAACTTTTGTCTTTGAGGGTGATAGGTTATTTAATCAAAGTTTATTCGATAAACAAGAATGTGAAATAGTTGTTTTAAATGTAACAGACCAGACAAAAAAAGAAAGACACGAGCAAAGAAATGATAACCAAAGCGATCAATTTAAAAGATCTAAAAAAACAAAGATAAAAAACATCTTATCAAAAAATAAAGTAACAATACTAAACAATGACACAGAGAAAGATAATCAAGAAGCAAAAAAAACAATATTAAATTTAATAAAATGCCAAACAAATCCGACACTATAAAAGAAAGATTACTGCAAGCCTTAGAACAATCACTAGGAGTTGTAACAACCGCTTGTAAGAACGCAATGGTACATAGATCTACTTACTATGATTATTGTAAAAATGATCCAGAGTTTAAGAAGCAAGTTGATGATATACAGAATGTAGCATTAGACTTTGCGGAAAGCCAGTTACACAAACAAATACAAGGTGGAAATACTAGTGCAACTATATTTTACCTAAAGACAAAAGGTAAGAAAAGAGGTTATATTGAAAGACAAGAAATAACTGGTGCAGATGGTATGCCAACTAACTTCCAAATTGAAATAATTGATAAGACCGAAGATACAGACTAATATAGTTTATAAGCATCTAGCCAATACAGACAAAAAGATTGTAGTTGAACAAGGTGGTACAAGGTCTGGTAAGACTTACAATATTCTTTTATGGGTTATATTTAATTATTGCTCTCAAAACAATGACAAGATTATAACTATATGCCGCAAATCATTTCCAAGTTTACGTGCTACTGTGATGCGTGATTTTATGGATATACTACAAAAGTATAAATGCTATAGTGAGCAGTATCACAATAAGTCTAATTCTGAATATCACTTGTTTGGAAACCTTGTTGAATTTATATCTTTAGATCAACCGCAAAAGATTAGAGGTAGGAAACGTGACTTGCTATTTGTGAATGAGGGTAATGAACTTTACTTTGAAGATATGCAGCAACTTTTATTCAGAACACAAGATAGAGTTATATTAGATTTTAATCCATCGGATGAATACCATTGGATATATGATAAGCTAATACCTAGAGATGATTGTGTGTTTTTTAAAACAACCTATTTAGATAACCCTTTTATAGAAGCATCAATTAAAAACGAGATTGAGCGCCTTAGAGATACAGATGAACAATATTGGCAGATATATGGTTTAGGTGAAAGAGCAGCCAGTAGGAGTACTATATTTAAGTATGTTGAGGTTAAACAGATACCACAACTTGCAGAACTGATTGCATACGGAATGGATTTTGGTTACACGAATGATCCTTCCACATTTGTATCGGTTTATAGCCTTGATCATAATTTATATATACAAGAACATCTATACAGAACACAAATGACCACTAGCGACATAAACAAATTTCTTAAAGAGTTAAACCTAACAAGCAAACCAATATATGCCGATAGTGCTGAACCTAGATTAATTTCAGAACTTAGAGCAATGGGCAATAACATATTCCCAAGCATAAAAGGAAAGGACAGTGTTAATGCTGGTATTGACTTACTTAAAAGATACAAGATACATATACTATCAACCTCAACAAATGCCATAAGTGAGTTTAGAAACTACAAATGGAAAGAAGATCGATCTGGCACTTTAACAAATATTCCAGAAGATAAAAATAATCATATTATTGACCCTTGCAGATATGCAACTTATTCTATATTAAGCAGACCAAACTTTGGAAAATATGCTTTACATTAAAAAAAAAAAAAAACTTATCAAATTATTTGGTGATAACTAATATTTATTTGTAAATTGCGGTATATTAATTAACTAAAACAGAATATAATGACACAAGCAGAATACAAAAGAATGTTTAAAAAAAGTATTAAAGCTATAGACTTTATACAAGACCTAAAAACAGATATTCAATACCTAACCGCTGCAATAGATAACGGCTGGTACAAAAACCAACAAGACAAAAACAATAAGTCATCAGAATTAGAGAGTTTTGAAAAGATGTTAAAGGATATAAAACAAGAATTAAACAAATAAAAAAACGGGGGTGTAAAAACCCCCTTAACAAAACAGATATGAAAGAAACAGTAAGATTACCATTAGAAGAATTTCAAAAGCTATATGCTATTAAGTTGAGGTTAGAAACCTACTTTAGTTATATGGAAGATGATAGGGGTGTGCTAAAACATATGGCACCAACATTTTTAGAAGATGCAAAAGAATACATCAATGAGTATAACGAACTAACAAAAGAATATGTATAGTAATTGTTGTGGTGCAGAAGCATCTTATTTAAGTGATGAAATATGTGGCGAGTGTTTAGAACACGCAGAGTTTAACGAAATAGAAGAATAATGAAAAAATTAATAGACAGATTTTTAGTAAAGAAAAGCATCAGACCTTATAAGATTATAGCTTTATCAACTGGTGTAATTGTAGAACATTACCGTAATGGTAAATTAAAAACAGAATATTATGTATGATGATTATATAAATATAGGAAACCCAGCTTATGAACCAGAGTATGAATGTTCAGAATGTGGTGAACCAATGAACAAGCCAGGTGTTTGTTCTGGTGCTTGTCACGAAGCAAGTATGATTTAGTTAGTTAAGTTAGTTTTGAGTAAAAGGTGCATCAGAAATGGTGTACCTTTTTTTATTATATTTACTCTAGTATAAAAAACCATTTTAAAAACGTTATATAAGTATGAATATCAATATTACAATACCAACAGATTTAAGTGAAATAACTTTAAGGCAGTATAAACACTTTCTTAAAATACAGAAAACTGTAGATGATGAGAAGTTTTTAAGTGCTAAAATCATAGAGATATTTTGTGGTGTAAATCTTCAAGAAGTAATGCAGATTAAATTTAATGATAGTGAGTTTATTGTTGATACACTTACAGAAATGTTTGAACAAAAACCTAACTTGGTATCAAAGTTTAAACTAAACAACAAAGAGTATGGTTTTCATCCACAGCTTGATGATTTAACTTTAGGTGAGTATATAGATTTAGATACATTTATTGGTGATTGGGAAAACATAGAAAAAGCTATGGCAGTATTATACAGACCAATAGTAAACAAACTAAAAGACAAATACACAGTAGAAGATTAC